TAATTTAATTTCATTTAATATAGTAGAATCATAAAAGTTAGGTTTACATTATGAAAACCACACATAAGCTTTTACTTAATCACCTACTCTGTCACATTGCATTGATACCAGGATTTATCTATGGTGATTTATGGATGTTTGTTGCAGGTTTTATTTGGTATTATATCATTACAATCTGTTCATCAAGTGCAGGTTATCATAGATACTATTCTCACCAATCATTTAAAACAGGTAAATGGTTTGAGTGGTACACAAACTTTTTAAGTTTATTTGTAGGCTCAGGTCCGTATCTAACGAGAGCTGCAATTCATAGACAACATCACGCATATGCAGATACACCAAAAGACCCTAGTTGTCCTGTACATCACGGTTTTTGGAAAATCTATTTTAATTTATGGGGATTAGATGGTAAGATAGAACGAAGATTTTTTAAAGGACTAATTGACAATAAAATACTAAAGTTCTTTCACAACCATTATTGGAAATTAGTATTCATTACAATAACAGTTTTATTTTTAATTAATCCGTTACTATTGATATTCGCTTATTGTGTACCTTGTGTGTTAAGTTCACATTTATTTGGATTGTTTAATGCATATCTACATAAAGACGGTAAGGCGGCCAATAGTCATTGGTTAAATTTATTCACAGCAGGAGAAGGTTACCACAAGACACACCATGACAATTCTAAAAAATTGAGATTAGGATTAATTGACCCTACTTACTTTTTTATTCGTTTTATAAAATATGATTAAGACATTTGAGGTGGCACCACTTGATGTCCAAAAGGACATTGATTACATTTATGACATTGTAATTAAAAAAGATGGTAAGAGAGCCAAAAATTATTTAAAAGAAAATTTAACAGAGCCTGTAATCGGTGTTTCTATACGATATGATGAACAAGGTAATCCTGTTTCAACAGCAAGAATGTTAAGTCGTTCTTGTTATAAAAATGCAGTTAGAGTATTTGATAGATATGCTTTAATAGAGGGTAACACAGGATTATTACCATCGGACTATGATGGCCTTTTTAAAAAAACATCATCTGATTTACTAGAACAACAAACAGATTTTTGTAAAGAAAAGGGGTTTGATTGTATCTTTATATCAATGGAACTAAATGGTAAAAGAACCTTACAAAGAGTTACCAAAGGACATAATAAATACTCTAAACATATTTGGACATTTACTGGTCCTGAATATGTAACTTATAAAAAATCTGAAGGTGGGTTGCAATACTTAGCTTATACAGGAAGTGAATTCAGGAGGAATGATGGACTATCTTACACAAGAATGGAACAATAGAGATTTAACACCTTTATTAAATAACGATATAGATTTAATTGTTATTAAAAATGCACCTGCTTCACAAATAAAATTATTTAATTTTATAACTTCATCTTACGAAATTGCACCACAAGACCCTATGGATAAAATCTTTATGGATGTAACACTAACAGGTGTACACCACGAATTGTATGGTAACACAAATTTAGAATGGCACATAGATAAAGGTTACACACAGCGACCAGTCAATGTAACTGGATTATATGCTTTAGAAATAGAGGGTGATGTTGGTCGCACATTGTATGTTGATAATCGTATTGACTGTCCTATAGAAAATAAAAAGATTACAGTTGATATGGAAAGATTTACAAGTAACGAAAGATATGGTTATAAATTTAGAAGTGAAGTTGAACGAAGATGGTTTAGACGAAAACATAGAAATGTATGGCACGACTTAATACAAGAAGATAAAAAAGGTAAGTATGTTTATTATTGTGAGGCATATACTGAATTACCTAAAGAAGAAAAACAATCAATAGAAAAACTACTTTATGACCCTAGTAGAATCTATTATCATCAATGGGAAAAAGGTGACTTTGTTGTAACTAATAATAAAGCAACGAATCACAAGAGAGAATCAACCTCATCTGGTAAAAGACACTTATGGAAAATAGAAGGTTTTAACAAAATTACATAACAAAAACATTATAAATAGTATAATAGGAGATAATTATGAATACAGTAATGATTGATGGCAAAGAGTTTGATGTCGCAAAATTGAGTCCTGAATTGCAGAATTACTTAACGGTAAGACAAGAAATTCAGTTATCAAAGATTAGACACACCTTAGAGCTTGAAAAGATTGATGTTTTAACAGCACATTATAATCAAAAAATTGCAGAATTAGTAAAAAAAGAAATACCAGAAGAGAAATAATAGATGGCCGCAATAGCAAACTTAACATTAGACCAAGGCGCAACATTTAATTCAGATGTTACAGTCAAAGACGCAAATGGAAATGCTTTCGATTTGACAGGATATACAGCTGCCGCTAAGATGGCTAAGGGTTATTCGTCAACTAGAACAAGAACAGTTATTACAACAACTGTTAATGGTGACCCTACAACAGGTATTGTCACACTCTCATTAACAGCTGATGAAACAGCAGCTCTTGATGGCGAAAGATATCTTTACGATTTAGAGATTTTACAGACTTCTACTAGTACCGTTACTAGAGTTATTGAAGGTATTATTACAGTTCGACCACAAGTATCCATTTAATTCGCAGTTTTATTATTATAAATATAGATAGGAGAGAATTATATGGCAGATATTACAGCTACTGTAGGACAAAATAATAGTACAACAGCTAATATTGGTGTTAATACGGCCGCTGGACCTCAAACGGTATCAGTTTCCCTACCCTCAGCTCAGGCTGCTCAAAATTCTTCTCTTCAATTAAAACTGCTCGGTGATGTTGATACAACTACATTAGATGATGGAGCGTTATTACAATATAGGTCAAGTGATGGAAAGTTTGTAGCTAGAACAGAAATATCTACTACAACAGGTACATTGACCTTAAACGCAGGAGCATTTTAGGAGTTTTAGATGGCAACAGTAATACAGATAAAAAGAAGTTCGGGTACAACCGCCCCAGCAACACTCAAATTAGGTGAAATTGCTTATACTTATGGAGAAGGAACCCAAGCCAATCTAGGAGATAGATTTTACATTGGTGAAGGTGGTGTTGACGGTAACGGTGACGCAAATAATGTATCAGTAATTGGTGGTCAGTATTTTACTGACATGTTAGACCATGTTGCCGGCACATTAACCGGAAGTTCAGCTCTTATAGTAGACGCTAACTTAGCTATCGACCAAGCCATTGTAGGTAACTCACTTACAACAGGTGGTCAAGTAAAATTCAACGAAGGTACAAATAACGGTACAGCTTTTATTGGTTTAAAAGCTCCAGATGATGTTTCAACTTCAACAACATTCGTATTACCTGATGGTGACGGTTCAACAGGACAATTTTTAAAAACAGATGGTTCTGGTAATTTAGATTTCGCAACTGTGAATCAGTTTATTGATTTAGCTGGTGACACAGGAACAGACACATACAATACTGCTGAAACACTTACCTTTGCAGGTACAGGTGGTTTAGTTCAGACTGTAACAGACAACACAGTAACAGTTACAGCAACAGCATTAACAAACTCTAACTTATCGGGTAGTGCAGCTATCTCAAATGATAACTTAGCAAATCCTACAACTACTTTAGGTTCATCTACATTAACATTAGGTGCAACTACAACAGACATTGCAGGTTTAACATCATTAGTAGTAGATAGTATTACAATTAATGGTGCGACAGTTTCAACAACTGCCGGTAATACTGATATCGTTTTCTCTCCTCACGGAACAGGAACAATTACAGTACCAGCAGGTTATGAAGACAGAGCAGGATATACAACTAACTCATTAGCTAACAAAGCATATGTTGACCAAGTTGCTCAAGGACTTGACGCTAAACCGTCAGCAAGAGCGGCTACAACTGTTAACTTAGCAAGTACATATGACAATGGTACTTCAGGTGTTGGTGCAACTTTAACAGCAACAACAAATGGTGCAATTACACTTGACGGTGTTTCTCCATCTACTAGTGATAGAATATTAGTTAAAGACCAAACAGCAGCTGCTCAAAACGGTATCTATGTTGTTACTACACAAGGTGACGGTTCAACTGCCTTTGTATTAACAAGAGCAACTCCGGAAGACCAACCAGCAGAATTATCAGGTGGTTCTTTCATATTCATTGAAGAAGGTACTGCTAACGGAGATAACGGTTATGTATTCACACATACAGGCGCTCCTACATTTGGTACAACAGCTTTAGATGTTACACAATTCTCAGGTGCAGGTCAAATTAATGCCGGCGCTGCTATGTCAAAAACTGGAAATCAGTTAGATGTAGAAGTTGATGATAGTTCAATAGAAGTTAACTCAGACGCATTAAGAGTTAAAGCATTAGGTATTACAAATGCCATGTTATCAGGTAGTATTGACGGTGCAAAAATTGAAAACTTTGTATTCACAGACGAAAGTTCCACACAAGGTGCAACTACAATAGGTACTCCTATGGAGTTCTTAGCTGGTGAAGGAATTAATACAGTTGCTTCAGGACAAACACTTACTATTCAAGGTGAATTAGCAAGTACATCAAACATTGGTGTTGCTTCATTTACTAATTCTAATTTTACAGTTACATCTGGCGATGTGGCTATTACAACAGTTGACGGAGGTTCATTCTAATGAAACTATGGAACAAATTTATTAATTTTTGGATTACAGGTATGCCTGGATTTGAAAAACCTTTATTGTTAAAAGATGAAGTTAAAACAGATTTAAAACATTTAAGAACACAAACAAAATCAGAGTTAGAAAAACTAGGTAGAAAAATTGGTGTCGAGTTAGATAAAAGACTTACAAAAGAAAAACTTATTAAACAGATTAGAAAACACAGTAAATAATGTCAACAGTAATACAGATAAAAAGAAGTGAAACGGCATTATCCGTACCATCAGCAGGAGCTTTATCTGCTGGTGAATTAGCAATGAATGTCACAGATGGTAAGTTCTATACTAAAACATCTGGTGGCGTAGTAAAAGAAGTTGGCGGTGCAGGTTCAGTTACATTACAGAATGTGATGACAAATGGTGCTACTACAATTACAGACCTTGTATTAGACCAAGGCGCAAGATTGGTGTTTGAAGGTAACTTAGCAAACTCATCTGAAACTTTTTTGACAGCTGCAGAACCAACAGCAGATAGAACAATAACTTTACCTGACCAATCAGGTGCTTTAGCAATGGACGGTGACGCTTTGGCATATTCAATCGTATTCGGAGGATAATATAAGTGGCAAGTA